TAGATAGAGATGTAAATGCTGCAATTAATATTTATAGGCTTGGTATGAGCCTTTGTGGAGAAGCTATCAATATCCAAAGTATCGGCCAAATAGATTTTATGAAGCAAGAAGCTATGTCCTTTAGGGCGTAGTAGTTCACTAGAAATGTTACAAACTTGTAATGGTTGGGATAATGAAACAAAAGCATTAAAAGAAGCATTTGATAGGGGTATTGATTATCAAAAAAGAAAATTAATGGAGGAAAAACAAATGAAAGGAAATCATAGACAAGGAGATGTTTTATTAGTCCGTAAGGATAAAGTAGACACAAATGAAGAAGGTAAAGCAACGTTAGCTTTAGGCGAAGTAACAGGACATAGTCATAGATTTAACAAAGCCAAGTTTAAGCGTGGCTCAAATGGTTTGGCTCAGGAAGTGGTTTTAGAACAGCCAAGAGAGTTAATTCATGAAGACCATGATAACCAAATGATTGAAGGTAGTTTTGAAGTAAGGCAACAAAGAAGAGCAGACCTTATGGGTGAAATAAAGAAAGTGATGGATTAAAATGGAAGAAGTAACTTATAATCAAGAAAAACATGAACCTATTATTAATGAAGTTTATGATAAATGGGATAAAATCACTACTTTTGGAGAAACAGCATCAGAAGAAGAATTGACTAAGTCTTTTTCTTGGTTATATGAACTTTTAGAAGAAACCAATCCGCCAGAGGTTTTATTATTAGATGACCCCTTTGAAGTTCAAATATTAGCCAATATGTTTGATGAAGATTCAAAGCTAGATTCAAAGCTAGATTCAAAGCTATATTTAAAGCTACGTTCAAAGCTAGATTCAAAGCTACGTTCAAAGCTAGATTCAAAGCTAAGTTCAAAGCTATATTTAAAGCTACGTTCAAAGCTAGATTCAAAGCTAAGTTCAAAGCTAGATTCAAAGCTATATTTAAAGCTAGATTCAAAGCTAGATTCAAAGCTAAGTCCAAAGCTAAGTTCAAAGCTATATTTAAAGCTATATTCAAAGCTAAGTTCAAAGCTACGTTCAAAGCTAAGTTCAAAGCTACGTTCAAAGATACGTTCAAAGCTACGTTCAAAGCTACGTTCAAAGCTAAGTTCAAAGCTATATTTAAAGCTATATTCAAAGCTATATTCAAATAATTTGGGATGGCAGAATATATTTCTTGAAACAGATTGTTATTCATGGATAAATTATTATTCGTTTTACGAAGCAGCACAAATAATAACCAATGAGAAAGTTGAAGGCTTAAATGATATCTTACATTTACTTTCGTTACAACCTCATTATCCAATACTATTAAGTGGTTTGGTAATTTGTAGTAAAAAACCACAAATTGTGCTTAGAGATAATAATGATGAGTTACATAGTGAAACTCAGGCAGCTATTCAATACGGATCAGGTTTAAAATGGTTTTTTGTTCATGGTGTTTCATTTGAAGAAAAGGAATTTAATCAGTTCATATTATCAAAACCAAAGGCAGAAGAGATATTAGCTATTGATAATGTAGAAAAACGAGTAGCAGTATTAGAAGTACATGGTTATGATTCTTTGTTATCTATGGGTAAGTTAATAGATTCTTATGAAACGCATCAACGAGGCACCAATCATAAAGTTACATATAAGCTTTATTCGTTGAAAGATTATCCTGTTAATCTCATCTACGGTGAATGGTTTGAAAAAGGGAAGAAACAATCATTTGTTGAGACCATGCCACAGCATATTAAGACATGCAGAAAAACAATAGCTTGGAGTTTTGATATGACAGAAGAAGAATATTGGGATAATTTGGTAGTTGAAACATAAAACAGGTGATGAATGATGGATAACTTTTCAGAAGTCATAAAGATCATTGAAGGAGGGCTTGAAGGCAACAGAACAAAGGTGATGATGAATGATGGAATATAAAAAAGATACAGAAAAAATCTGTAAGAATAGTTGGATGAACAAAATGTCTCCAGAACAAAAAGAAGAATGTGAAAATACTTGTAATTGTTCAGATTGTGGATACTTTTGGAGCTGTTATGTTTGGGATGAAAAATGAAAACATTTGTGATAGGAGATATTCATGGAAGATATGAAGCATTAAAAGAATGTCTATTAAAAGCTAAGTTTAACTTTCTAAATGATAAACTAATTGTACTTGGAGATATTGTTGATGGTGGTTATAATACAGATAAAGTTATTGAACTGCTATTGAAAATTCCAAATTTAAAATTTGTCCTCGGTAATCACGACCTTTGGGTTATAGAACATATCAAGAATGGTTGGAGCGAAGACATATGGCTCGGACAAGGCGGTGCCAACACTTTAAAATGTTATGGTGGACGAGTTGTTAAAGAAGGTGGAATGTATAAAGATGATGTTATATTAGATGGTAGTAAAATTAATATTCCAGTAACACATCAGGAATTATTTAATAGAGGAGTGTTTTACCATATAGAGAATGATATGTTATTTGTTCATGGCGGATTTAATATAGACAAAGGCATCGAGAACACAGATAAACACGAATTAGTATGGGATAGAGATATAATTAAGTATGCTCAAAAGAATAAGATACCAGGCTATAATAAAGTGTTTATAGGCCATACAACAACACAGATGATAAATAACAAAACAGACCCAATCAAATTAAATAACTTATGGATGTTAGATTGTGGTGCAGGGTGGAATGGTAAACTTTGTATAATGGATATTAATACAGAAGAATACTGGTTAAGTAAAAGACAAAAGAAACCATAATTATTTGTTCTTTCTCAATATAATGGAATCTGATATTCCAAAAGAAATAATTATTTCATCACTATCATTCCAATTAAGTAATTGCCGTAATGCTTTTGGTATAGATATGTTAGCTTGACCATTTGCTTTATTTACCCTTAGTTTTGTTGTTAGTACCATTTTTTATCTGTTCTAAATTATCATATAATAATCCCCATTCAGGAGTTGATATTCTAGCTGTGGTATTCTTTTTATTAACTGGTTTCAAAACATAATTTTTGGTTGTGATATTATTAATCTGTTTAACTACAAAAATCTCTCCATTATGTTTATCTCTAAATTTGGATCCTTTTCGTATCATTTTTTCTTTCTCATAGTTATAAAATCAAATATCATTATAAAAAATTCAACTATTTCTTCCCACATATTAAACCCCTTGTTTATCGTCCCAGATAATGATATGCTCTCTTGGTGAAAATATAAAATCATTCACTAAACAATATCCAACAACTTTTGGTGAATTTTTAATGATTTGTTTTCTTGTTGTGCCTTCTGGCATTATATATACAGCACTCTTTGGATGTTTGCTTACTATTTGTTTTATCTCTTCGCTATCTTCCTCACTACTATATACAAACTTATAACAGGATTTATGTGGTAGAAAACTTTTTAAAGCTTTCTCATTGATTCTCATATTATCATAAGTAACATTTTCCTGATTACTACTCACTAACTTAGGACTGATATTAAACCAATCTATTAATAATGATATGTTAAGTGTGGGTTTAATTGTACCATTAGTTTCAACCTCAACATAATATTTAGAATTACGTTCATATAATTCTTTAAGAAATTCAAATATAAAGTTCTGATACATTAATGGTTCTCCACCAGTTAATACTAAGTGGTTAGGTCCATCTCTATGATGTAAATATTTAGCCAAACTTTCTGGCGTATATGAGTCGCATTTGTCTGCACCAGATACAACAGCATATGGAGTATCACAATGTTTACCATTAAATTTACACCTTAAATTACAACCCCAAAATCTTATGAATGTTACTGGTTTTCCTAAGTGTTTTCCCTCTCCCTGCAGTGAGTCAAAAATTTCTACTATTTTTATTTTGTTTATCATTTTTATCATATCATAATAGACGGATACAGTCTGTACTGTTCCTCAATAGTTTAATCTGTGTAATATACAACAAGTTTGGTTAGATTAACATCATTGATTTTACCTTCTTTGATGTCGCTCTCTAACTCATAAAAATCGCTGTACACCTTTACATTGGTTTTTTTCATTTTTTATCGAATTTAATGGTTAATTTATTTTGTTGCCAATAATATGTGTACCAACCCAATGGAAAAATTAATACGGTTACAATGAATCCAAATCTACCTAATAGTATTCCAAATAAAAACCATAAAATATGTGTCCTATTCATATCATTTCTTAATTTCATTTTTATCAGTTACCAATAAAACCATTAATATACATAACACCACTAATATAAAACTACTTGCTACAAGTAATTCAGTCATATTTTTTGATAAAACATTTAATAATATGATTGCTGGAACAGATAATAATAATCCTAATCCAACACCTTTGATTAATTCATTTAGTATTTTATTCTTCATCTTTCTCCTTCCAATCTTCTGGGATATATATTTGTTTACAACAACCATCACAACCATGTGTGAAATATCTATCTGGACTAAAGACAGTATGTCCAATATTATGTGAACATATCCATTCTAAACGGCCATCTTCTCTCCATGATAAATTATCAATGGTTACTCCTGAATTCCTATTTATTTTAATAAATATATTTACTATCTCTACTTTGGTTAGTCTATTGAGGTTCTTCATTATGAGTAACCTCCCATTCTACACATTCTACTTTAATGTGACCATTTAATTTTTCCAGACAACCTGCTGTTGTATTATATGGTGATATATTAATCATTTCTATAGTCTTTTGTCTTGTGTCTTCACACATCTCATCTAAGTCTGTTGGTGATAAATATAATTCTACACCAGCCATCTTATAATTAACACATTTTTGTTCTGGAACTGGTGGCGGTGTTCGACCACAACCAACTAATAATAAACTGAATATGAATAATAGAAACAACTCCTTTTTCATTTAAAACCCCTCCCAAACACTTGTTTTAATGTTTTTAAGCATAATATAGTAATGTTAAATCAATATATAAACTTTGTTATTCTTTATATAAAAAATAAAAAAAGGAAAAAAATAAAACTATTTGGTGTCTTTAACTGCTACAAATCTTTTAATGTTAAGAGATTTAAATGATGGAACTATTGGAAATGTCATCATTGCAGTATTGTAGAACATTGCTGTACTTTCCATTCCGCCGTTTTTACCCATTATCTTCCAACTCTCAATTCTCTTTGGAGATAAAAAGGTTGTCTTAAACAGCTTTACCATTTTGTTATGTTCGATATCTCTGTTATCAAACCATATCCTGTAGAAAGCGCCAACTGGTGTTGTTTTCCAAAATATATTGGATTTGGTATATATACCAAAAACATCTTCCATAAATCTCATAAAATACGCCATTGTATTTATATCAGTTTTATCAAATGTTTTGAAAGCCTTTACAATTGACCTACTGGTGCCTCTATAACCACCACAAAATGCATTTTGTTTTTTAGCGGCCATATGACAACAACCTATAGTTTTAGCTGATATTTTAGAACCACCATAAACACTACAAGGCAGTTTCCTCAACATCTCATCACCATACGGAATCGTTTCCCAATATATTTTTAGGAAATCACTTCCTGACTGTTTTACACCAATATTCCAAATCTCAAATATTTGTCGTTCTTCTTCAAGAGACAAGTCTTTGTATTGAGCAACCCAAATATTTATACTAAATGATTTGTCTTTCTCAATCATTTGTTCTATTGCCATAAACCTATGGTTACCATTCACAATTCTTGATTTGCCGTTTTTTAAATTTACTGTAAACGGTGCATCAAAATGTGAACCCTGCTTTAAATTAGACATAAGGTTGTTTACTACTCCCACTCTAATTTTTCTACGACGTTTTTTGTCAGAAATAAAGTCACTTATTGTTGTCGCATCTATGGTCTTAAGCTTCATAACATACTTCAGCTTAAGGCTATTACTACTCTTTTCTTTGGCTTTTGCCATTTGTGTTTTACCCCCGGATGCTTAATCTTTTATAAGATATTGGCTTCCTTTTAAACTATCGTCCTATACAGGACTATATATTATAAAGTTGTATCACTATATAAAATTTACGATTCATTTAGAAATAAAAAAGACGGGGAGTAAGTTTGGTTTGGAATCCTGGGCTTTGACACCCAGGATGGTTGAGAGGAACTCCCTATGTCTTTAGTATAAAAGAGGCGAGTGGTATTGTCCAATTCAGCAGTTGAGTTTTTGAGGAACCACTTATGCCTTCAATAGGTTAATAATAGTATCTTTCTCTAATGTTTCTGGTGATAAATCTATATCACAATCTTCTTTGTTATCAACTAATAAATTTAGGTCTCATGAACATTTTCTTTCTTATATAAATGTGGTTGTTTTTTCAATAAACAAACACCAACACTTGCAATGTCTTGATATCATATGCATCTATATCAACCAATATAATCAGGCCTTTTATTTGATATGTCGTTTTTAACAAATTTGGTTGTTTCTTGAACTGTCATAATTTTAAGTTTAAATATTTTCTCCAATTCATCTCTTCGTTTTAATAGATATTTATTATCATCTGTTGTCGTATATATAATAGTGTCGTCGTCTCCTATTTCATCAATAGCTGTTATAACACCTGATATATATTCTGCTAATTGTTTCTTGTTATATTTGTTGGCTTGAGTTTTATTGATGATTCCTTTTTCTCTTAATATATTTAGATTATCTTGAAGTTTATTAATAGCTTCTCTATGTGCTTCTTCTAATGCTTTTAAAGCACTTTCTTTATTGTTCATCATATAATCTAATAATTCTGGTGTTAGTTTTGGCATCTTATATATAGTAATATTGTATCACTATTTAAACTTTGTTAATGCGAACTGAGGGAATCGAACCCCCTTGTAGTTGGTATCTTCAATTATATAATTGTGGAAGCCAACCGCGTACCAATACGCTAAGCTCGCAGTTTATCAATATGTGTTTTTATAGCTGCTTTAAGTTTAGGTACAGATTCTTTATTTATAGATATAACCTTTCCATTAGCTGTAATTCGCTCTTCATCATTTTTATAATCATATGTTCTTTGAAAATGACAATGACATTTTCCACAAGTATGACTATATGTTGAAATACCAGGACCGTGAGAGTGCATACTACCAAAAACATCAGATTTTTTTATTGAGCCACATTTTGGACATGGCATCTCCCAGTTATCCATTTTTAATCATCATCTCCATCATTTAATTCATAGAAAGGAATTTCTAGGAACTTCATCAGTATGCAAATCAGTTCCCATGAAACTCTAATCCCATGAAACTCTTTCTTATTTTTCCTTAATTCTTTGCCTTGAGCCCTTATCTTTTTCCAATTGACCTTTTCCTCTCCCTTATGAATTTGATAGGTTGCATTATCAAAAGTTAATGTTCCCTTACCTCTATGAAAAGCTTGATGACAGGTTTTACAAATGGTAACACAATTTTTCATCTTATCTTCACCATTATTCTTTTTAAATTTGATATGGTGAATAGTTAATTTACTATCAGGATATTCGCAGTTTTCATTTCTACATTTAAATTCATCTCTTTGCAAAACAGAACATTTAACAATGTACCTTGCGTAAATTTCTGCTTTCAAATTTGGAGTTAAACTTTCAAGACTGTCGTTTGTCCAGGTACTAAAATATCCTTCTTGTGATTTAATCACCCTATATAGTTCATAATTCTTTTTAGTCATTTTCTATCGGTAATTCGTGAATTATACTATTTAGTGGAAGTTCATCCTGCCACCATTTATGTAAATCTAATCGTTCATATAATTCATTTAATGTTTCCATTGAATGGAACCCGCCGGACTTGAACCGACACCAACTGGACTTCAGCCAGTCACTCTCCCAATTGAGCTAGAGTTCCGTGGTGGGGCTATCCGGATTCGAACCGGAATTATCAGTTCCAAAGACTGATGACATTAACCTGTTAGTCCATAGCCCTATATTAACCTATACTCATTTTTATTTTCTTCATACATTCACAATCACTTTCCCAAGTTGAATATGTTTTTCCACTTTGTTTTTCATCTTTTTTAAATGGTTTTTTACAATGAAAACATCGTGGCGTTCCACCATTTAAAATGTGTTGTATTTCTGTTTTTGTATCTTTTGCCATTTCTTTTTGTTGTTCATTCATTTTAAAGTACCATGACATCCTTTGATTGTGTCTTCACAAACCTTTTCACCATGCATTCTTCCATTGTGTTCCTTACAAAAATATTTACCACAATCTTCACAAAGCATTGTATTTTCCTTTCTACAAATTTCACAAAACTCGTTAGGGTGGATGCCCCTATTTTTAAATAGGGGAGGAAACCCGTAACTTTAACCTCTTTTTTAGTATCTTTAAAAAGATACTTTTCTCTTTGACATATCGCAGGGCATCGCCATAACTTTCAACTGCTTTGATGCATATTGCTTCTGTCTGCTCTTTGACATATTGCAGGGCATCGCCATAACTTTTAACTGCTTTGAGGGATATTGCTTCTGTCTGCTCTTTGACATATTGCAGAGCATAACCATCACTTTCAACTGCTTTGATGCATATTGCTTCTGTCTGCTCTTTGACATATCGCAGGGCATCGCCATGACTTTCAACTGCTTTGATGCATATTGCTTCTGTCTGCTCTTTGACATATCGCAGGGCATAACCATAACTTTCAACTGCTTTGATGCATATTGCTTCTGTCTGCTCTTTGACATATCGCAAGGCATCGCCATCACTTTCAACTGCTTTGAGGCAATATTCCTCATCAGACCATTGTTCAAACTCATATTCTTCTTTTGATTTGCCTGTTTCTATTACTTCTATTACCTTTAATTTACGTCCTTCGTGGACAACTATTTCTTCTCTCTGATTTTTTACCATTCTTTTTACCTCATCTTTTCTATGGAAACCACACACTTTAGTGTGTCGGAGGATGTCATATTTCATTTTATGACCCCAGCCGGATTCGAACCGACATTCTCCTGGGCAAAAGCCAGATGCATTAGCCGTTTTGCTATGAGGCCGTATGGTTCCAATGGGATTTGAACCCATAGTCTCCTGGGTAAGAACCAGGTGCATTAACGTTTTGCTATGGAACCGTTGGAGGGTGTACGGGGAATTAAACCCCGACAGCTTGGTATCTTCAAGTGACTCTCCCTAGCCACGTACTATTGTAGAAGCCAAGAGCACCATTCATTATGCTATACACCCATGAAAAATAAATATATATAAATACTACCTATGCCTTTAGTACTATTTGTGAGGAAGTTAATTCTATCTCACCTCTTTTTCCTGTGTCGAATGACGTTTCGGTCCAAAAGACCTTTATGGAGGCACGGGTTTTCTTTTTCTACTTTATGGGACTGGCCGGACTTCCGAAAATAAAAACACAATTACGCTTAAGATTAATATGCATCCCATGCCAAGGTGCAGGAATTGAACCTACTTGTTACGTGCATATCATAATTATTAGCTTTTATCTTTTCGAACCGACAATCTCGTGGTTCCAAACCACGGGTCATACACAGATTAGACCACAGCCCCTTATAGTCCTTCGCATTTGATAAACTTATTACAAATGCAACAATAGAGTTTCTTTGATAATCTATCGTATTTTACATATCCATTGATACAATATGGACAATAAGCATCATATAGTTCTGTTGGTATAAAAGGCATATAAATTTTTCCTTTTATCTCTTATTTAAAGGTTGTTAATTTTTGTGCTATCTTTTTAAACCACTGCTTTATTGCCTCATTCCTTAACCGTTCAAAACGTTGAGCTGATTGTCCTCCTGTTTTATGTTTGCCTTGTATATAACTTTTCTTTGTCCATAAAGTTGTAATGCGTTTCCCTGACAACATTCCTATGGTACATTCGTTGGTGTCCATTGTAATTAAAATATAACAATGTTTTGGGTGATTTAAACTTTTAACTTTAAGTTCTTTACCACAAAAATATTCCTTTGTTATACCATCATATGGAACATCAAATAATGTTTTATCATCCCAATATAAACTTATACCATCTGGTTTGTGTGTGCTAAAGATACTGGGCAATCTTATTCAAGCCTGTAATAGTAGCCTGTCTTGTAACCCTATCTTTTATATTTGTTGCAGAGTTTAATTCGTTACTGATGTTAAACCCTTTGTTTCCTTTAGGTATATGGATTGATATGATTTCTTTCACCTTTTATGTTTTAATCTATGACATTTAAAACAAAGTAATTCAACTTCTAATGGTTTTAAATAATCAGGATGATGTCTTTGTGTTGCTTCTTTTTCATTACATGATTCACAAAGTGTTCCTTTAATAATTTTTATATTATTATATGCTTTTATTCTTGCTCTTACTTCATGTGGTTTATTTTCTAATATTGTTCTATTCATTTCTTTTTTTCGTTTTCTTAAAACTTCAATATCTTGCATACACGCTTTACAATATAATTGATTAAATGATGTCACTTTTTCATCTTTGCCACAATGTTTACATTTAATAGTTGGTAATCGTTTTGAATAACTATATTTATTAGCACAATTTCTACATCGTTCTATTGGTTCATATTTAGCATATTTGCTTAATGGTTTTTGACAATCTTTACATAATTTCATTTTGATTATGAGGGCGAATGTGGAGACTCGAACTCCAACCAACAGAGTCACAATCTGTTATGCTAACCATTACACTACATTCACCATAATGGGCAATAACGGAATTGAACCGTTGTCAAGTGGATTCTTAATTGATAATTTGTAAGCCACCTATCATACCATTAGACCAATTGCCCGTGGTACTCCGGCTGAGATTCAAACTCAGGTCTCTTGATTGAAAGTCAAGAATTTGTTCCCTACACTACCGGAGCATTTTCTTGCTTTTCTTCTTTGTAATAACTTTTTATTTTTCTTATTCCAACGTTCAAAATCCCAAGTCGCCCAATTTGGTACTGGTTGTTTTGTTATTCTTTTTCTATCAAATGAACCTCGCATACCATCACGCCTATCGTTCCAATCATCCCAAAATTCTTGTGGGTCTAAACATTGGTTAATAATGTTTTGTTTTGTATCCTTTATTGTGCTATCAGGATATGTTCGTCCACTGTGTCTTCTTTCGTGTCTTGTTATTGAACAACGAATTGTACATCACCTATTTTTGTTTTTAAAAAAGTGCCCGAGGAAGGACTTGAACCCTCATCCGTACGCATTCTTAATGATTCCTTATAAGGCGTCTGAGCCACCTTTAATCATATATCAGGCGTGTGCTCCACCATTAAGCTACTCGGGCATTGGCGACTGTGCCGGGAATTAAACCCGAAGTGAAAGTTAGACAGACTTTCATGTTTTCATTACACCACACAGTCATATATCTCCCGAGCAGGTATTGCACCTGCCTTAAATTGGGTTACAGCCAATCTCGAACTCTATGCCGACCTGCGGGAGTTTATTGATTATAGTTGTTTTTGTGGTTCAAAACCACATAAGAAATCTTAAACCACAAAACAACCTTAAAACCTAAAATGCTGTTGCACTCTGCCATCTATTCCAATGACAATATACATTTCCGGTTTCCAAGTTGTATGATTCATTTTAAATAATTAACTCTTTAATGTAGTTAAACATATATATTATTTAAATGTTACGGTAAAAACAGGCAGAAACAGGAGTCGAACCTGTCTATTTTGGGTTGCAACCAAATGTATGAGCCGCTCTACCATTCTGCCAAAAAAAGCTGCCGTCCGGATTTGAACCGGAACTCTAGAGGGATTTTGGCATACGCTTACAAACCTCTTGCATTACCGTTATGCTACGACAGCATTTTAAAATAAAACCTATGGTTTTTACAATATAATCGTGGTTTTTGTGATTTTTTCGCAAAATCCTCAATTATATTGCGATTTTCACGTTTATTTCTTTATTACATATTATGTAATAAAGCGTAGGAAACTTACAAAATCCGTAAGTATCTACGTGGAATCATACAAATATTGTATATATAATATTTGTAAATAATGCCCAGGGTCGGATTTGAACCGACGTGTTATAGCTCCTACAAATCAGGGGTCTTACGAATCTTAAGATTCGCCTTAAGCTTCGTCCTAAGCTTCGTCTTGAGCCTCGCCTGAGATTCTAAACGAATGCTCATCTGACGCCTTCGACCTAACTCGGCGCACCTGGGCATAAAATGGACCCTGCGTGACTCGAACACGCCGCTTCCTCTTTGCAAGAGAGGATTTCTACCCCATGAATTAAAGGCCCGTAATTACTTGAATATACTTAGTGCCATTTCTTCATCAACAAGTGCTTTGTCAACTAAATCATCTTCTAGCTCTTCTTTACTTTTGGACATCTTCTTTAATATTTTACCATATACTTTTGGCATTTTTGCGTGTGGTTGTTTTTTTCCTGACATTGTTTCCTCCATGAAAATAAAACGGTGCGAGCCGGATTTGAACCGACACGTGCAGAGCACCTGGTTTTCAACTCTGGACTAATTGGCCAGTTAGTAGACCAGTGGAATACCGGATTCTCCATTTCATCGCATCAACAACGGATCTGGACAGTCTTGAACTATCACCCTCGCGATTAACAGTCGCGTGCTTCTA